CTTCTTTTTGTACTCCTTCTAGCGCTCTTGAAATGGGTTTAGGATCACATACAATCACAGTTGGAGGAGGAGGTGCAGCAGGTGGAAGTGCTGCTGCAGGAACAACTGGAGGCCCATCTACAATTTCATCAATTACTTCATGTGGTGGTGGAGGTGGTGGAGCTGGAGTAGTTCCAGGATGCACTGCTGGTTTAGCTGGAGGTTCTGGTGGTGGAGGTGGTGGAGGTTCTGCCCCTAATGCAGGTGGAGCTGGAGTTTGTGGTCAAGGAAATCCTGGTGGATCAGGTGATGAAGCTCCAGGTTCTCAAAATGCAGGTGGTGGAGGTGGAGCTGGTGGAGCAGGAGCAAATGCTCCCCCTGGTTGTGCCACACAAGCAGGAGGATCAGGATCAGCAAATAGTATTACAGGATCAAGTGTAACTTACTCAGCAGGAGGTGATGGAAGTAATACTTCAGCATCTGCAGGAGGAGATAATACAGGTAATGGTGGTGATGGAAATGAAAGAGGTTCTTGTACTGAAACAGGAAATGCAGGTGGTTCAGGTATCGTGGTTGCAAGAGTGCCTGACTCAGGAGGAATTTTTTTAAACGTAAGCCCTGGATGTGCAGGGTCAATTGTAGGAGCATGTGGTGCTTTTGTTGCAAAATTTACAGCATCAGGAACTTTAACTGTAGGAGAAACAGGATCTGGTGTTAGTACAAATTATTTAGTAGTAGGTGGTGGCGGTGGTTCTGGTAAATCAGAAAACCCTGCTGGAGCTGGAGGAGCTGGAGGTTACAGAGCTTCTGGTTTTGGGCCTAGTCCTTTAAGAGGATGTGCATTAAGTTTACCACCAGGAAAATATACAGTAACTGTAGGAGCTGGTGGAGCAGGAGGATGTTCACCGAGATGTGGATCTAATGGTTCACCTTCTTCAATTTTAAATATAGTAGGAGCTGGTGGTGGTGGAGGTGGAGGAGCACCTCCTGGAGGAAACAGTTCAGCTGGAGTTGCTGGAGGATCTGGTGGTGGAGGAGCATTTCTTTCATCTGGAGGATCTGGTAACACACCTCCTGTAGATCCACCTCAAGGTAATTCTGGAGGTAATGGTATACCAGGAGCACCACCAAACGCAGCAAATTTTGCTTCAGGTGGAGGTGGTGGAGCTACAGCTGCTGGCGGTAATGCTAGTTCAGGAGCTGGAGGTAATGGTGGAGCAGGAGCTCCTAATACGATAACAGGTTCAGATGTTACAGTCGCTGGAGGTGGTGGCGGTGGAAAACGATGTGCTTCATCTGGTTCTGCTGGAAGTGGCGGAGCTGGCGGTGGAGGTGCTGGATCAAAAGCTAGTTGTACTGCTGGAGCAGCAGGAACTGCAAATACTGGTGGAGGAGCTGGTGGTGGAGGTTTAAATGGGCCAGGTTCTCAAGGAGGTTCAGGAGTTGTAGTATTAAGATTCCCAGGGCCAACTAGTGCAACAGTTGCACCAGGAACAAATACATTAAGTGCTTGTGTAGGTAGTTGCAATGAAAAAGTAGCTAGATTTACAGTATCAGGAACATTAACAATTTCATAACAAAATTTTTTATAACGGAGGAAAAAACATATGGCACATTTTGCAGAGTTAGAATCAAAAACCGACCCAACTGGTTTTACATCAGATACACATCTGATCGTAAAAAGAGTTGTAGTTGTGGGTAATGATTGTGTGCCTTCAGATGAACACGCTGATGGTGAAACATGGTGTGTTAATTTTTTTGGAGGTGGCACTTGGAAGCAAACATCTTATAACCATAACTTTAGAAAACAATACGCAGGTATTGGTTATAGATATGATGCATCTAAAAATAAATTTATTGTACCACAACCTTTTGAATCTTGGTCTTTAGATAGTAGTGATGATTGGAAAGCACCACTTGCATACCCATCAGTTACTAGTGGAGGATCAGGCGAAACAGCTTTTATTTATATGATTCGATGGAATGAGACTAAGTATAAAGCTGATAATAACACAGGTTGGGAAGCAACTAAATCTAACGACACAGCAGAAACACCTACAGTTTACGATTGGAACGGATCGGCTTGGACATCTTAATAGGAGACTAATAAATGCCTAGAACTAATGGTGGAATCATTGGTAAAAGAAATGTAACTTCTTTTGGGAAGGACACTGTACACAATAAAACTTCGTCAGGAACAGTCACTACTCAACCAGGAACTAGACTTACAAATGTTTTAGTAGTAGCTGGTGGTGGAGCTGGGGCAGGATATTCTGGAAGAGGCGGTGGAGGTGCTGGTGGAGCAAGATTATTAACTGATCACGCTGTTAATGGTAATACACCAATACCAATTACAGTTGGAGGTGGAGGTGCATCAAAAACTTATCCAGCTCCAAATAATGGTAATCCAGGAAATACTTCTACATTTGGTAATCCTTTAAACCCTATCTCATCATCAGGAGGTGGTGGAGGTGGTGGATGCACTTCTCCACTTGCAGGTTTACCTGGGGGATCAGGAGGAGGTGGACACAGTCCTGGAGGAGCAGGTGGTTCAGGTAATGCAGGAGGTTATTCTCCTGTTGAAGGAAATGCAGGAGGTCAAGGTGATACTAATGCAGATCAAAACTATCACGGAGGTGGAGGTGGTGGAGGAGCCTCTGCAGCTGGAGGAAATGCAACAAGTCCAGGTAACACAGGGCCAGGAACTGCTGGAGATGGCGGTGATGGTATTGATGTAACCCCAGCTTTTGGAGCTGCACCACAACCTTTTTATTTATCTAATGTTTCTGGAAGAGGAAACACAGCATGTGGACATTTTGCAGGTGGAGCTGCAGGATCAGTTTATGGCCCAGCAGGAGGACAGCCAGGCACATCAGGTGATGGAGGACTTGGTGGAGGTGCAGATGGAACACCTAATTCAGGTGGTGCTGGAAAAAGTGGAGTAACAAATTCAGGTGGTGGAGGTGGTGGTTCAAGTAATTTACCACAAGCATCTGGAGCAGGTGGTTCAGGAATTGTTTTAGTAAAAGAATTAAACAAAGCAAGTGGTGTATGGAATTTAAGAACACATAAAGCTAAATTAGAACAAGGAACATGGCCTAGATTTTTCTATGAAGTAGATTATCTAGTAATCGCAGGTGGTGCAGGAGCAACAGGTTGTGCTACAGGTGGTGGTGGAGCTGGAGGTATGAGAATGTCTGGCTACGGCCCTAGTCCATTACAAGGATCAGCATTAGAAGTAACTCCAGGAAATTTTACCATAACAGTTGGTGGAGGTGGTGCTGCTGGCCCTGCTTCAAACCAAGCAGGTTCTAATGGTAATGATTCAACTTTTTCAACAATTACATCAGCTGGTGGTGGCCGTGGAGGAATGATAAATTCAGTAGGGATTGCTGGTGGATCTGGTGGTGGTGGATCAGGAACTTTTCCTGCTAACCCATCATCTTCTGTTGCGGCAGGAGGAGCTGGTAATACACCCCCTGTAGATCCTCCCCAAGGTAATCCAGGTGGTACAGGTTTTGATGGTTTAGTAACAGCAACTTTTGGTGGTGGAGGTGGTGGAGCTGGTGCTACAGGAGGTGCTGCTAGTTCTGGTGCTGCTGGTGCTGGTGGTGCAGGTGTTTCAAATAATATTTTAGGCCCATCTACTACATATGCTGGAGGTGGAGGTGGTACAACCAATTCTGGAGGTGGAGCTGGTGGATCTGGTGGATCAGGTGGGGGTGGTGCTGGAGGTAAACCAGCAGGAACTTCAGGAAGTGCAAACACTGGAGGTGGAGGTGGAGCTGGTATAGCTAATTCTGGTGGTGGAGGTACAGGTGGAACTGGTGGATCTGGTATTGTAGTTATTAGAGGCCCAAGTGCGATTACATTTGCAGGATCACCTTGTTGTGCATTTACAGGATCAACACATCCAGGTGGTGATAAGTTAGCTAAATTTACAGCCTCTGGAACATTAACTATTTCATAAAATTAATACCCCTTGACAATTTTAAATAACGCTAGTATAATATAAGGGATATGAATTTAACAAATTATTATTGGTATTTCCAAAATGCAATACCAGAAAGAATATGTGATGATATTGTGCGATATGGAAAATCATTACAAGATCAAATGGCAGTTACTGGAGGATATGGTAATAGACCATTAAATAAAAATCAAGTTAAAGATTTAAAAAAGAAAAGAAACTCTGATATCGTTTGGATGAATGATAGGTGGATTTATAAAGAGATACAACCATATGTTCATCAAGCAAATAGAAATGCAGGTTGGAATTTTGAATGGGATTTCTCTGAATCTTGTCAATTCACAAAATATACTAAAGATCAATTTTATGATTGGCATTGTGATAGTTGGGATCAACCTTACATTAGAGAAACTGCTAATGATCCATCACATGGTAAAATTAGAAAGTTATCTGTAACAGTTACATTAT